GATTGTGCTTGTTGAGGATTATTAGGTTGTTGTGATAATGTAGTTACAATTTGTTGTAATAAATTATGTAAATTTGGATCTTGTTGAGATATTTTACTTAAAACATCTTCTACAACACCACCAAAAATAGGTTGTGCTTCACTTCTTGACTTTATTAAATTTAATAAATTATTATATAATTCTCTAAATTTATCAGAAACTTGTTGTTCTAAATTTGGATCTTTTAGTTTTTGTACTATTGAATTTTTAATTTTTTCAAGTTCATTTAAATGTAATAAATCTAAATTTTGATTTTCAATTGATTCCACAACTCCCCCAGTTGGAAGTTCTTCAACTCTTTCATTAACATCTAAAATATCTAAATCAGGTTCTTCTTCAGTAAATACTGGATATTTATTTCCTAATTTATTAAGTGCTTTTAATAAATCAAATGATGGTCTATTTATATCTAAATTAGTATCATTATGTTTAACTAATTCAATATCATCACATGTAAAACCTTTAAAGGTTTTATGAATTTTATTATCAAATGAAATTGGTTGGTCAAATTTAATTGTATATTCTTTTATAGATTTTTCTTGTCCATTTAAATATGAATATAAATGTTCTACTCCTACAACTGTTCCAGTTTTATCTATTAAATTATATTTTCCTCTTTGTTTAATTATTTTTACAGTATCTCCTATATGAATTTTATTTCTTTTTTTTAATTTATCTACTAATAAATCACCAAAATTTCCACCAGTTTGATTATTTTTTAAATAATTATAATACTTTGATTTATATTTTAAATATTTATGTTTATAAGGATCAGACATATATATATATACTTAAATTAGAAATTATGAATTTATATTTTTATAAAAATTTGAAAATATAAAAGATAAATTATTCTTATGAATAATTTATCTTTTAATTTACTCTTTTTTAAATAAATTGTAATGCAATGCATTATAATTTATTTAAAAAATTGAAAAATATAATAATTGATATATATTAATTTATAAAATATAAAATGGAACAACTATTTAATAAATTATATCAACTAACTAATTCAGTTGAATATTCATTAAATCCAATATTAGTAAAATATAATATTAGAAAATCATATTTAATACAAAAAGACTATAATATAACAAATAATATATATAATAAATATTTAGAATTATTAAAAACAAATTTTGAAGATGTAAAGTTTATTAGAATAAATCAAGGTATATTATTTACATATACAGATTTATCATTTAATAAAAATAATTATAATGAATATGAATTAGGAGAATTTTTAAGTTATCCATTTCCTGGTGATCTTATAAACAAACGAAATTATCGTATATCTATAAATTTAGTTAATAATTGTGAAAATATTAATCAAGAAATTATTAGTTTTATTGCTGAAAAAAAAACTAATATTGAATTAGAAAAATTATTTTTTAATATTAATCAATTTATTTCTAATAATTTTAATATAAACTATTTTATTATTATTAATATTGATAAGTTATATACTTTAAAATATTTAGTAGAAAATTTAGATAAAGTTAATAAGAGTTTTTTAAAAAAAAAATATATTTATAATTTATTTTTTAATTATAAATATGAATTAATAAATAATTTTGATGAAATTATTAATAATCATTTTATTCTAAAAAATGAAATATTATATATACAAACACAATATAATTTATCTTAATCATTTTTTTATATATTTAGTTGCAATAAAACCAGTTCCTGTTCCTATTAATGCTCCTGTAACTGACGGTATTATACCAAAACCTAAACCAACACCAGAACCACATAACCCACCAATTAATGAACCATATAATAAATAGTTTTTTGAATCATTAGGTATTTCTTTATTAGTAATTATTTCATCTTTTGATAAATTAAATTCTACTTCACTTAAATCATCATATTCATGTTCTGATATTTCTTGAATATAATAAGATATTTCTTTTATACTTTCAATATCATCTTCTATTTTTTCTAATTCTAAATTATAATTTATTATATCTATATCATTTGTTTTATTTAATTCATTATTTATATCTTTTATAATTTCTAATTCATTACTTAAATTAGTTATTTTTTCCATATTATTTATTTATATAATAATATATTTATTAATGATTATCTTCCTGTATTAATTTTACCCATTCCATTAATTTATGACGACAATGTAAATAATTATCAATATTGTATTTTTTTAATGAATTTTTATAATTATTCTTACATTCATCACATGGTAATAAATTCTTTAAATTTATATAAAAAGATTTAGTATTTAATATTTCAGATGGATTTGGATTCTCAGAATAATTAAATGCTATACATTTCATTACATACCAAAAATGTGGTCCCCATTCTTTTGGATCAGAATATTTATTAGTCATTTTATATATATTTTAATTTATATAATTTTATATAAATTAAAATTTAATCAACAGTTACTGTCTTTGCTAAATTACGAGGTTGATCTGGATTTATATTTTTTAAACATGCTAATTTATATGCAATTAATTGTAATGGTATATTTGCTAATAATGGATAAAATATATTATTTTTTGGAATTTCTATTGTTATATCATATTTTTTATTTAATTTAATATCACTTATACCTATTAAATATGCATTACGAGATTTAACTTCTTCGGCTATTCCATTATTCTTATTAAAATATTCATCATTTGGATTTATTAATATAATTGGTGTTCCATCTTCAATTAACGAATATGGACCATGTTTTAAGGCTGATGAACTGTAACCTTCTGCATGTATATATCCTATTTCTTTAATTTTTAATGAACCTTCTTTTGCAACTGAATAACTTATTCCTTTTCCTAATATAAATAAATTATTTTTATTTAATAAATATGATGCTATTTTATCACAAATTGTATCTACCATATCTATTGTATTTTTTATATCAATTGGTAATCTATGTAATGAATTAATTATTTTAACTCTTTTACTTAAATTAATATTTCTAATTTGTGAAAACCATAATGCAATTAAATATAAAACTATTACTTGAGAAGTAAAAGCCTTTGTTGATGCAACTGCAACTTCTCTACCTGCATTTAAATATACACCACAATCTACTTCTCTTGCTATTAATGAATCTACTACATTTACTACTCCAATCATATATAAATTATTCTCCTTTGCTATTTTAATACAATGATGTAAATCTTTAGTTTCACCAGATTGGGATAATAAAATTAAACTTGTTTTTCCGATTGTTGGTATATCAAATTTATTAAATTCTGCTCCATCATATAATTGAACTGTATTAAATCCTGAAATTTCTTTAAATACTGATAATGCATATAATCCCGCATGATATGATGTTCCACATCCTAATAATATTAAATTTGTTGTATCTATTAAATAATCTTTATGATTTATTAATCCTCCTAATTTTACTTCCATTTCATTTATTATTCTACCTCCCATTCCTACTGCTCTTAAACATGAATCTGGTTGTTCATTTATTTCTTTTAATGTCCAATGTTTATATGGTGATGGTGTTGTTGATCCTATATCTATATTAATATTTTTAATCTCATATTGTTTATTATTTATAAATTCTACTTTATCATTATTCTTTTTTAATATTATTATGTCATTGTCCTCTAAACATATATAATTCTTAACAAATTTAAAAAATCCACTTTGTTCTGATGATATCATTGCATAATTATCACATAATCCTATTAATAATGGACTTCCGTGTCTTGCACAATATATTCTGTCTGGTGTTTCTGTACTTAATATTACTAATCCCCATGTTCCTTCTAATTTACTTAATGTTAATTTTATTGCATCATATACATTTTTAGTTTGATTATAATAAACACTAATAAGATTAACAATAACTTCACTATCAGTTTGTGAATTAAAAGTAATATTAAAATTATTAATAAGATCTTGTTTTAGTTCAGCATAATTTTCAATAATACCATTATGAACTAATGTGAATTTATTAGTATAATCATTATGTGGATGTGAATTACAATCGGTTTTTGAACCATGTGTTGCCCATCTTGTGTGACCACACATTATTGAACAATTATCAAATAATTTATTTTTATCTTTTAAATATTCTATTGCATTAATTTCTGGAGTACTTGCTTTTTTACATACAATTAATTCGCCATTATTATCTAAAGCACATATACCAGCACTATCATATCCTCTATTTTGTAGCATTTCTAATCCAAAATATACATATTCAAATCCATTTTGATGACCAATGTATCCACATATACCACACATAAATATATTATATATATATTTAAAAACTTAAATATTTATATAATGAATTTTCAGATTTTTATTATAATTAGATTTTGTATTAATTTTAATAAGTCTCCTTGGAATTTTAATATTTTAAATTATAGAATAAAATTATTTGAATATATTTGCTTACCTTCTATTTTATCTCAATCAATTAAAAATAATTTAAATGTTATAATTATTATTTCTGAAGATTTACCAATTATATTTAAAATTAAATTATTTTCTTTAATTAAAAATTATGATTTTATTCATATTCATTTTTATGATGGAACTTTATCTTCTTCATATATTAAAAAATATATTAAAAATACATCTGAATTTATTGTAACTGTTAGATTAGATGATGATGATGGTATTAATTCAAATTATATTAAAAAATTATTAAAATATTGTATTAAAGAAAATATTAATAAATTAATTACTTTTGAAAATGGTTTTTATATTAAATTATCTAATATAATTACCTACAAAAATCTTAATATCCATTTAATTGCTGTTGGATTAGCTCTGATCTTACCTATTGATTCTAAAAAAACTGTATATTGTGGTAATCATCATACTCTATTTAAAAAATATAATATTATTGTAGATAAGTCTCCTAATATGTGGATTGTATCTAATCATAAATATGGTAGTGATAATAGATTTCGTTATACTTTAGATCATAAATTAAACTCTAATTTAACTAATAAATTCCCTTTTATTAAATTTTTTAATTTAATCAATATATAAATCAATCATCATCATTATCATTACATGATATACATTCAATAGGAGGATATATGTCTATATTACAGGTTACACAATATGCATATTTCTCATAATAATCAATATCACCACAATATATACAACAAGAATATACTGGTTTTTTCTTCATACATAAATTTGTATTACAATTACTGCATTTTATAATTGTATAACATGTGTCACATTTAAAAATACCATCAACTTTAACACATACACTATCATTATTATCATCATTATCATCATTATCATCATCATTATCATCTTTACAGGTTTTTTGACAGGTTACACAATAAAGAAGATGACAAATACGATCAACAATACCACAATCTTCACAACAAGAATATACTAGATTAGATGTATAACATAATTTAGTTCTGCAAATTATACAATGCTTAGGCATTTTTTTAAGTCTGTCTGTATAATATAACGATATTATAGCATTTTTTAATAAAATAGATTTTCAATTTTTAGAGTTTAAAATTTATTAAATTATTAGTAAAAATAATAATTTAATTTTAAAGATAATTTAACTTATATTAAAAACAATAAATTAAAATGTCCCATTTTTCAGTGAAAAAGGTGTAATAATTTATAAAAAATTGATTATATACACATATACACATATACATATTAAAATTATTAAATAATATGGACAAATTAAAACAAGATAATTTTAAAGAAATTTGCAAATATTTAGATTATAATGATGTATGTAATTTACGAATTATTAATAAATTTATCAACAATAATATAATTTCAAAATATTTTGATTTAAATTTTAATTATGCAAAAGTAAATAATTATTATGAAAAAATTAAAAAATTAACAAATGTTATTGATTTAAATAATATCAATAAATTTAATAACTTGACTCATATAACATTTAATAATCAATTTAATCAATCAATAAATAATTTACCACAAACATTAACACATTTAACATTTGGAATTTTATTTAATCAACCAATAGATAATTTACCACAAACATTAACACATTTAACATTTGGAAAATTATTTAATCAACCAATAGATAATTTACCACAAACATTAACACATTTAACATTTGGAAATTTTTTTAATCAACCAATAGATAATTTACCACAAACATTAACTCATTTAACATTTGGAAATTTATTTGATCAATTAATAAATAAATTACCAGATAATTTAATTAATTTAGTTTTATATACATTTAATGAAAATAATAAAATAATAAAATTACCAAATAATTTAAAATATTTTAAATTATATAATCATTTATTGTATAATAAAATACATTTAAATAATCAATTACAAGTATTAAAAATTGGAAAACTAAATAGTGAATCTAATTTAACTGAATTTGATTTAATAGATTTTAATAAATTAAATAATTTACAAAAATTTAGTTTTTGTGGAAAAATAAAAATATTAGAAAATTTACCAAAATCTTTAAAAATATTAAAAGTATCAAATATAAATGAAACATTAGATAAATTACCTAATAATTTAGAAGTATTATATTTATATGAATTAAATCAACCATTAAATAAATTACCAAATTCAATATATAAGTTATGTGTATATAAATATTATTATCCAATATGTAAAATACCAAAATCACTAATTAATATTAAAATTTATAATATTAATTCATTAATAATATCACATAGTAATATAAAGTATTTCAAAATATATATTACTTCTAATTATAAATATATATTACCTAATTATATAACTCATTTACTAATTTATTCAAAAAAAATAGATAATAATTATATTGATTTTAATAAACTATATTTACCACAATCATTAATTAGTTTAAAAATAAATTGTAATTGTATTGGAAATATAGATAATTTACCATCTAATTTAAAAAAATTAAACTTCTATAATAGCACTTATTATAAATATACTAAAAATATAAAATATCGATATATTTCATTAACTTATAATTCTACAATTAATATAAATAATTTACCAAAAACTTTAAAATATTTATCATTATATGATAAATTTAATGATAATTTAGATAATTTACCTAATACTTTAGAATTTTTAAATTTAGGTTATAATTTTAATAAATCTATTGATAATTTACCAAATAGTTTAAGATATTTAATATTAGGTTATAATTTTAATCAACCAATTAATAAATTACCAACTTCTCTATATCATTTAGAATTTGGACGACATTTTAATAATAAAATATATAATTTACCTGATTCAATAAAATATATAATATTTGGTCATTATTTTAATCAACCAATTACTAAATTACCGACTAATTTAAAATATATTAAATTTGGGAAATATTTTAATATGAATAATGTAGTAATAAATAACGATGTAAATATAAGTTGTATTAATTATTTTAAAAATAATATAATTAGAGAATTATATAAACAATATGATATATTAGATGAATACTATTTAAGATTTACACAAAAAATTAAATATTTTAATAAATATTCTAATATATTTTTTACAAGTTATAATTTATGTTTAATATTTATTGGTCTAATATATCTTATATATTTTAATAATTAAAAATTACAAATATTTACTTTTTTAAATTATAATTATAATTTAAAAAATTGAAAAAAATTAAAAAAACTAAATAATAAAATAATAAATATCAAATGGAAACCATAACATATAATAATTTTGATGACATATTAAGTTATTTAGATGGATATAATATAAAAAAATTAAGAATAGTAAATAAAAATATTAAATTAAAAGTAGATAATACATTTTATAATAAAATGTATTTTGATTATAAAAAAATTAAATATAATCATGATAAAATAAGAAAAATATATAATGTGACAGATTTAAAAGAAATAACAAAATTTAATAGTCTAATGAGTATTAAATTATCGAGTAATTTTATAGGTATTATAGATAATTTACCAGATACAGTAATAGAATTAGATTTAGCAAATATAACTTATTTTAATATAAAAATAAATAAATATCCAAATAAATTAGAAAGAATAATATTTAATAATACATATAATTTTAAAATAGATAATTTACCAGATAGAATTAAAAGAATAGATTTTACATGTAGTTCATTATTTAATCAAAATATAGATACTTTACCTAAAACATTAAAATATATATCATTTGGTATATTTTTTGATAAAAATATAGATAAATTACCAAATTCAATAGAATATATAAAATTAGGAGATTTTTTTAATCAAAAAATAAATAAATTACCAGATAATTTAAAAGAATTATATTTACCATATTATTACAATCAATATATAAATAATTATCCAAATAATTTAAAGAAAATTTTTTTTGGAAACGAATATAATAATACAATTGATGATTTACCAGATTCAATAGAAGAATTATATACGGGAATGAAATTTAATAAATCAGTAATAAAATATCCTTCTTCATTAAAAATTTTATCTTTTGGACATCATTTTAATCAAATTATTAATAATTTACCTAATTTATTAGTTCATTTAAATTTAGGAAATGATTTTAATCAATTAATAGATAATTTACCTGATTCACTTATTTATTTAGAATTAGGATATTATTTTAATCAACCAATTAATAATTTACCAAAATCATTAAAACATTTACATTTTGGACATAATTTTAATCAATCAATCAATAAATTACCAAATTCATTAGAATATCTAAAATTTGGACATGATTTTAATCAACCAATTAATAATTTACCAAATTCATTGAAAACATTAATATTTGGACATAATTTTAATCAACCAAATAATAATTTAGTAAATTCATTAGAATATCTAAAATTTGGACATAATTTTAATCAACCAATTAATAATTTACCAAATTCATTAAAAACATTAATATTTGGATATTCATTTAATAAATTTATTGATAAATATCCTGAATCAATTGAATATATTATATTTGGTGTAAATTATAATAAACCTATCTATAATATACCTAAAAATATTAAAATTGATTTACCACCAAATTATGTTATTCCTTCCAAATTTAATACTTTTTTTAGAAAAATTTATAATAAATTTAATAATTATTTTAATATATTTTATGTTATTTATTTTAGTATTATTCTATTTTAATAATTGAAAAATTGAACAATAAAATTATTAAAATAAATATTAATTAAATATAAATGATAAAAGAAGATATAGAGCCATTAATAAATGATATATTAAATGAAATTATAGAATGGATTAAAATAAAATCAAAATTAATAGAGACAACTGGGGATAAAGAAAATATAGATAGTAATATATATAATAATAATAAATTAGTTAAAATTTTAAGTGAATATGAAAATATACAATTATTAGATAAGAAAGATATATCATATTCTGCACTTAATTACATTGAATATCAACTCAGTATAACTCATGAGTTATTTTTAGAATATAATGATGATGAAATATATCATCGAGAATTTATACCAAAATTAACCGAATTAATTGATCGTTATAATTTATTTATACCATTTTTTTAATATTGTATAATATTTATAAATTATTTAATAAATATATAAATATATTATATATGGATTATTTAGATAAATTTACTAATATGACATTATTTAATAAATCAAATACTACAATTCAAAATTCATTATTTTATTTATATTTAATAATTGGTGTAAGTTATTTAAATAACTTATATTCTAATAAACTAAATCAATATTTAAATCAAAATAAATATGCACAACATTTATTAGGATTTATTATTTTATTAGTTATTATTAATTTATCTGGCGTATCCGACTTTTTACCTGCAATTGGTTATACATTAATTACCTATAGTTTATTTATATTAACAACTAATATGGATTTATATTGGACTCTTATATTCTTATCAATTCTGTTATTTAGTTATTTTTATAAAAATTATTCAAATCAAGAAATTAATCGTATTAAATTAGATGATAGTTTATCTGTTCAAGATAAAAAAAATTTAACTAAACGTTATAAACGATTTAATACATATTTAACAATTTCTATTATTGTCATTATTCTTTTTGGATTATTTAACTATTTAAAAGATAAAGAATTACAATTTGGTGATGACTTTGATACAATTAAAATGATATTTAATTAATAAAAATCTTTGATTTTTATTAATTAAATATCATTTTAAATTACAAAATTAAAATATATTTTATTGTAAATATATTTTAATTTTACAATTAAATATTATTAAATATTATTAAATAAATTTAATAATATTTAATTACAAGGCAAAAATCGGTAGATTTTTGCTTTACAATTAAAATGATATTTAACTAAATCTTGCA